ATAAGTTCAAGTGTTCCTCTATCTTCTTGTGATTTATTTAACCACTGTTCTCTTGTAATACCATATTTAATTTCATCTGCTGTTGCATTTACATCTATATATAATCCTAATTGTCTAAATGTTACTCCAACAGGTATTGCTTCTACAGTATCACGGTCAAATGTTATTTGAACCATTACTGAAGTATATCCTTCAGCTAAGGCAATATTTGAATCCTGTGTTACAGAATAATATAATCCTTTATAATAAACTCCTGTTCTTTTTTGAAGTGTTGTTGGATTTGGTATTACTTTTGCAAATTTATATGAATCTACTCTTTGAAGTCCAATTAATTCAGTTACTTCCTCTTGAGTTTCATCTGGTATTGGCGGATTTGCATCATCTGGCCAAGCTGTTTGTTTTCCTATTCCAACAAATCTATATGCGAGTCCTGTATCCATCCAATCCATCATCCTTCTCATACGAGATTTAAGTGTAACTACACCAGGCATATTAATCATCCTCCTTTTTAGTTAATTTACCTAATTTAAAACCTTGTTCTAAATATAAATTTAGTTCATCTTTAAAAACAAATTTTTGTATAATATTATTATTAATCCATTTTCTACCTTTTAAAGCATCAGATACATGTTTATTCCATTCAGGAGAATGTACTTCTCCTTTTCGAACTCTTTTTTGGGTTTCACTTATTTTTCTTCTCTCTTCTGGATTTTGAAATCTTTTCTTACTAGCTTCTGATATTTTCTTTTTAGTTTCCTCTGAAAGTTTTTTACCTTTTTCAGTATTACTTATCTTTTTTCTTATTTCTTCTGAAACAATTTTACCTTTATTAAAGTTAGATATTTTTTGTTTAGTTTGATTATTAACTTTAAAATATCTACCTCCTGATTCTAAATTATACCCAAAATCATGACTATTTGAATTATATTTTTGTATAAGTTCTTTTTCTTTTACACAAGCTTCAGATTCAGAAAGATTATTATATAAAATAACATGTTCAAAATTATTCCAACCATATTTATTAATAGCTTGTGTAAAATATAAATTATGTTTGTATCCTTTTCCATCATTCCATCTATATTTAGGTTCTTGACTTGTAATTCCTATATAAACTTTATTATTAATTTTATTCCTATGTAAATAGACACTAAACATTTTCAATTACCTCATATATATCATATTACATATCATTTATAAAATACAATGTTCCAGAATCTTTACTTTGTAATGCTTCATATTCTGTATGAGTCATATTTTTCATTTTTAATCCTGTTATTAAACCTTCTACTCTTTGAACCTCTGTATTTACTCCACTTATTTCATCATCTATATATTGTTTTTGTGCTGTAGATAATGGTTTATCAGCATCTGAAGTATTATCTACATTTCCAAGTCCTACTTGAGCTGCTGTTACTTGATGAGGATTACTAATATCATTTTTATGGTCTGATAATAATCTGTCTAAAGCATCTATTGTATCATTTATATCACTAAATCTAAGCAATAAGTCTGCTTGATTTCCAATATCTCCTATTATATCTCCCCATTCTACAACTCCTGCTGTAGATACTGGTTTCCATGTATGACCGTCTGTTGTAAATTCAAGTGAAAGACCATCTGTTGTTCTTATTTCTAATACTTGGTCTGAAGATATTTTCTTAGCAAGTAAAGTTTCTGCTGTATTTAATCTTACTAATATTCCTGTTGAATTATTATTTATTTGATTATCTATTGCTGCTAAATCATTTGCTATCTCTGATACATCTTCTGCTAAATCTTGAAATTCAGCATAATTATCTTGAACTGCTTTTTGAAGAATTATAAAATCACTTTGATTTGCCTTTGCATTTAAGGCTTGTTGTAAATCAGTCTGGTCTTCTAAATTTCCACCAATTTTTCCCCATTCACCTTGTAATGTGTGCCATACTTTTTCTTCCTCTGGAACATCTGGACCATCCAAAGTATAAAAAGTATTTCCATTTTCTACCTTTATTTCTTTTATTTGGTTAGATATAATTCTAATATTTAAAGCATCATGGTGAGCCAAAAATTGAGCATCAGTTGCATGAAAGTTAGCATTCATTTTATCTATAAATTTTTCACCAGACATTCCTATATAAAGATAAGTATAATGCATTCCATAGTCTTTATCATCCGAACCTATATTTTCACCATTAATTTCATCTAATGAATCTGCTATTCCTAAAATATCTAATAAATCTGCCATTTATAGGATTTCCTCCCTTCTTATTATCTCTATTATAATATATAATTTTCTTACAAACTTAAAACTCTTATTCATATAGTACATGTTCTGCTTGAACAGTTGGGTCTTTCTCTATAAAACCTCTATAATTAGTAAGACCTGGAACATTAAATATAAATCCTTTTTGCCATGGTCTCTTATAATATGTTAATACTTGACAACTTCCAATTGGAGCCCCATTTACTACTGCATGATTTAATTGGTCATTTAATACTGATTCTATTTTTGTTTCCATAAACCAAGGACCATATTTTTCTATTATAGGGTCATATCCACTATTTATTATAGTTACCCATTCTGTTATCTTTACTTGCCAATCTGGATAAATATACATGTGATATATTCCCATAAATATATAATAAGTAAATATTAATCTTGTTCCTGCAAGCTTTGTATCAAAAATAGAATCTCTAAGTATTGTAGAAAGTTCCGGGATTCTAATTCTAATATCTCCTGGAAACATATTAGGTTCTACTGTATCGCTACCACCTGAACCATATTCTATAATTTCTACTCCTCTTAAATCTGAACTAGAATAAAATGAAGTTATATCTTGTCCAAATACTCTTATTAAATTTGCAAGTCCAAAATTTGTACCCCTCCATCTTCTTATTAAACAGAATAACTTTATTGATTCTCTTTGTTGGTCTGGAGTAAATGCTGTATTCCATCTATATCCTATTATTGTTGATAAATCCTGTACTTGGTCATCTGGACAACGGTCTGGATTTATATCCCAAGGCATTGCTCCTGTTCTTGCATGAAGGTCACCAAATAATTCAGCAATTAACATTACTATAATTTCAAGGTCTCCTGTTACCATTACATTTGATAAAGTCATTTCCAAGTAATTATAAACTCTTTGTCTATATGCTGGAAAAAGTCTATCATCCATTAAAATAAATCCTTCTTGTTTTCCTATATCTCTCAAAACTTATTCACACCTCCATATTCAAGTTTTAAGACCTATTTTATATTAAGATAGCAAATTATACTATCTTAATATAAAAATCAATTTATGACTAACCTGGCCTTAATTTCTAGTGTTATATTACTCTATTTTGATAATCAAATACTTGTACATTTATTTTATCTACTCTTACTAGTAATCCTTCTTGTGTTTCTAATACATAAGGAACTACATCAATAAATCCTTTTGGAAGAACTTCTATTTTATCATCTGTTTGTGTAGGAAGACCTACCTCACAATATCTTATAAAATCATATTCATTTAAAATATCAGAACCTATTACTGAAGCAAATATTGGTTCTCCTATTTTAATATTTTTTCTTGAATATTTTTCTACTATAAAATCTTTTACTTCATCTGCTATTGTATTAAATCTTAAATGGTTTTTATCCATATATATTTCTACATTTATTTCAGGTTGTACTATTTCAAGAGGATGATATGTTACTTTTAAAGAAGTAAGTCTACGTTCATCGACCCATTCTCTTAAAGCTTGACCTCTTTCAGTAAGAACTTGTTCTTGTTTATAATAAACTGCTAATTTTTCACCATCTTGTATTAAATCTGCCCAGTTACTTGATATTCTTAATATCCAATCACTTCCTGATTTTTGAAGTCTATATGATAATACATCTGTATTTCCAACTGCAGAACTTCCTTGACCTAAGTACTTTCCAAGATAAGAAGTACTTTCTATTCCTGTATCAACTCCTACTAATACATCATTATCAGAAGTATAAACTCCTGCTGCTCCTTCCAAAGTTATTGTTGCAGAACTTATTGAAGCTTTTGCAAATTCATCAAGACCTTCTGCTACTTTACTTAAATCTTCTATTGTTATATCTTCTCTTTCTTTTATTATTGTATTTCTATATTTAGTAAGTTCTTCATCTACTGGATTATACTGGTCTGCATCCGGTAAAACATATAAATACACCTTATAATAATCATCTGGCTGTATTAATCCTGAGGAAGGGTCATTATAATCTAATGCAGATACTCCTGAAATTCCAAGTACCATTTCTCCTACTTCTTCAAAATCATTTATTGTAACTATTGTATTCATAGTTCTTGCCTGTCTTGGTACTGATATTCTCATTTCATCTACTGTTTCTGGATTATATCCACCAATAGAAGCTCTATTTCCTTCTACTGTCATATATCCAGATACTTCTGATGATAATACTTCTATTTTAGATAATACATTTTTACCAATTCTTCCAGCTTCACCAGAACTTATTAAATATTGTATTTGTATTGATGAGTTTCTAGTTATTACATCTGGCCACCAAGAAGGTAATTGTATATATAAATATCTATCTTCTGAAATATGTACTGAGAATCCAAGTTCTCCTGATATAAATCTTACATCATCTACTTGTCTATATTTAATACCATTAATTGTTACTTGTATTGTATTTGTTCCTACTGCATAATCTGGTAAGATTATTCTTCCTAAAGTACTTATATCATTTATAGTATAATTCTTTGTTACTAATGAACCTTCATATACTTCAAAAAAACATTCATTATTATAAAAATAAGCTGGTTCTAAGTTTTGGTATCTAATACTATTAGAACCATCTGTAAAACTAGAAAATATTGGAACCTCTGTTCCATTTGGTATTTCTCTATCTGCTGTGGCTTTTAAATGGATTCTACAATGTGCTGATTGATAATGTCTTGGTTCATATCCTATTAATGAGCATAAAGCTATTGCACTTGCTCTTTCTGTACATGTTGATAAATATAATTCACTTGCTACTTTATCAATTTGAAAGTTATTCATATCTGCTAAATAGCTCATCATCTTTAAAAATACTGTACCAATATCAGAATCTGAGAAATCTGTCCATTTTCCTTCAGATAATTGTTCTGCTTGTAACTTTAAATATTCTAATATTGAATAAGCATCTCTTCTGTTATATGGTAGTATTGTAAGGTCTGATTGGTCTGGTTCTAATATAATATTTTCATAATCATGAATTAATTGTTCTATTTCTTCTCTCATTTCTACATTTCCAGTAGTTGTTGCATACTGTAATAAGAAATCTAAAACTGACCTTGAACTACTTAAATCTTGTGGTGTTACTAATGACATATTTATTTCTCCTTTCTTATACTGATACATTTCCTCTTATAAATTCTATTATTGCAGTATCTCCTACATTTGTATTTATAAAAGAATATGATATATCTAATTTAACTGTAAGTGGTCTAAATGTTACATCTACTGATTCTATATTTATATTTCCAAAATGTTCCTCTATTGTTTGAGCAACCTCTTGTCTTATTTGAGCTGCTGTTGCTTCATTTGCTGGTTCAAATAATAATTCATGTAAATTACTTCCAAAAGAAGGGTCTCCAATTAATGTACCTCTTCTTGTTTCTAATAATACTTTTAAATCATCATTAAATTTTGTATTAGAAGCAATTTTTCTCCAGCCTCCTAAACTATTTAATAAAGCCTCAGCAGAAGGTCCTATTAATCCATATAAATACATAATTCCCTCCTTATCTACACAATATTCCTCCAGCTTGATATAATGATAATGTACTTGGTATTACAATATACATTCCTGCTTTTAAATCAAAAATATTTGACATATTATTTGCAGCTAAGATTACCCAAGCAAGATTACCATCTCCATAAGCATTATAAGCAATTACATCAGGACGACAATCTTCACCTGGAGCTACTATATGTTGTATATCTTCTGAAGTTCTTACTGGAGTAATATCATTCTTTCTAAGATTTCTAATTACCCAAATATCACCATCTTTTAAAAGTTCTTGTTCTTTTAAATCATATCTACTTCTCCAGGTGTCAAGATTTGGAACTAAAATCTTATCAACTAAATCTTCTGAATACCAACTTCTAATTATATCATTTTCATTCATAATTTTTCCTCCATTATTATATATAAATTATCTACTCTACATATTCTATATTACCTTTTATTTTTATAGTATCTCCAACCATTTCTATATAAGAACTTCCATTAGATAGTCTAATATAATTTTCATTTATTGGCTCTTCTAAATCCTCTAAAATATTTGCTCCTCTTCTTTCTAATGTATTTCCTATATGTCCCATTTCAAATACTTGTCCTGCCTGGTCTATTATTTTTATATTTTCTTGTCCATCATGGTCATCTACTATTATTGTTGCTCCTTTAAAAGACTTATAGATTACTTGTTGAGAAGTATCCTCATCTAAATCTTTTATACGGTCATCATCTTTAATTGTAATTGTTGCTCCTCCATAAATACGAGGATTATCATTATAATATTTATCCTGTTTATAAAGAGATGGTAAACAACCAAAATATAATGGTTTTTTTAAATCTCCACATTCAAAAGATACTATTACTCTTGTTCCTTTTGCTGGAACTATAAACTGTCCCATATCATTTCCAGCTCCAGCCATTATTGCAGGCTTTGCCCAAGGTAAAGATGAATCAGATAAATAATTTTTTTGAAATGAGGCTCCTCCATGTATCATAGGTATTCTTATTTGAACTCTACCAACTTTATGAATATCATTTGTGTTAGTTACAATTCCTATATAAAAAGCATTAGGATTTATTTCAGGAGTAACATCTTTTATTTGTTTTCTTGCTGAATTATTTAAGTCTGTTCCTTTTATATTATTAACTAAATTATCAAACATCTTATACTCCTTTCTTATTAATATCCATGCTGATTTAACCATTTTTGTACATATTCTTTAGAATAATCATTTTTATAAGCTTCTACCAGAAAATTGTCTAATTCTTTTTTTCTTTTATCTTCAGTATTTTCAGTATTTTCGGTATTAGCAAAACTTCTTGAAGCTCCAGCACCACCGCTAGAACCTCCTCCTCCTTTATTTACAGGTGTATATACTGCAATTATATTTCCAGATTCATCTATTTCTAAACTTGGATTTGAAATTGCTTCATTAGTTGTTGCATTATTTGAAGCTTTATTTAATTTTAATAATCTCATTGTTTGAGTATATCCAGCACCTGATATATTATCTTCCATAGAAGTAATCATATATACTCCTGAACTATAATGTCTATGTCCACCAGCTGTCATTACTACAATATCTAAATAATCTCCTGGAGTATATCCTTTTGAATATTCTCCCCATATTGTAAGTTCTGCTGATATTGCATATTCAGATAATTCATTATATAAATTAGAAAGTGTAGCTGATAAATCTGATTCAGTAGTTGATGTTTTAACTTGAATTGCAGGTAAAGCATCTTGATACCAATTTAATATAGACTTATTTGAATCAATAATTTCTTGAGAAACATTTGCATTTAAAATATTTTCTCCTCCTACAGTAATAGTATCATTATATAAATCAGACATTGCTGCAGAAGATATAGCTACTGAATCTCTTTTATTTTTATCTCCCCAAACCATTGCAACAGCACCTAAATTAGAAATACTAAAACTAATAATTTGTGAATTTCTTAATCCATAAGATACATTTATTTTAGAAACTGAACTTTTATTATAATCTAATGCTTTAAAATGATGTCCTTTAGCGTCACACCAATATTTAAATCCTGCTGTCTCATCAGCATAGTCTTTTCCTGTATCTGAAACAGCTGATTTACAAAGAACCCTTGTTATATATTGAGCTGCTGTTTCATTAGATTGCATTGTATTTAAATTTGCTATCCATCTTGTTTCATCACATTCTGCTATTACATATTTTCCAGTACCACCTGTTCCCCAACCAGCTATTTCTTTACCATTATTCTCAGTTGCAGCATCAGCTATATATGAAATAGAAGCTAAAGAATCACTTGTTAAACAAGCCCCTAAAATATATCCTCTTAATTCACTTCCACTCTCTTGAATATAAGAAACCAAAACCCAGTTATTTAATGAATCTCCTAAAGCAGTTACTGTTTTTCCTACTGGTATTTTTCCAAATTCATCTGAATTTGGAAAAGGTGTTTTTCTAACTACTGCCTCTTTTGTTGTAGTATATGTACCACCCTTCTTTATATCTCTTGCACTATTTTGGTCTTTATATTTAGCTAAGAAATTATTTGCATATTTTTTTCTATCATTCATGCGAGGAATTTTAGGTCTTTCAAAAACTCTTGAAAATATTTCAGTTGCTTCATTTACATCTTTATATGCCTTATATTGAGCTAATGATAATTTCTCTTTTGGCCAGCCCCATGGAGTTCCATTTCCGTATGTTCCATGAGACCCGTTAGGTCCTGTATAAATATTTAAATAACTTTCTAATTCTGACATCGCAAACTCTAATTGACATTGAACATCAGTCCATTCTTTACCTTTATTAGAGGCATAATTATACATACTTTTCCATCTATCTGATTTAGTACTATAATTCTCCCATTGAAAAAGTCCAGCAGCAGGTCCTATACCATTATTTTGAATCCTATCTGGTACAAATGAACTTTCAGCTTGTATATTACCCATAATTGCTGCAGCACATTCTTGAGTAAACCCATTATTTCTAAAGTAACTCCAAGTAGCATCAGTAATATTAGAAACATTAATCTCTCCCCCTAATGAAGCATCATAACTTCCTTTCATATAACCTGTGTAGGTAGAACCTAATTTATCTCCATTATATTTATGTATTATTCTTTGGAATATTCTTCCTGGATTAAAATAAGCTGTTGGATTGCCATTTTCATCAGTAACTACTATAGCACAAACATCTCTATTATCTTTATAATTAGCAAAAGTT